GTCAGCCTCTCGCCGCTGACCTACCTTTATTCGCATCGCATCCCCCTGGAGATCGCGGCTTATGAGAGCGCCACGCTCACCCGGGAGCAGGTGCTCGACGCCATGCTGGGGGCTATCGGCGCGGCGGTGATGGCGAACCGGACGCTTGGCGGGTTGTGCGACTGGATCGAGACGCAGGCGCCGGTGACGGAGGATATCGAAGCGCCCGGCGCCCTGCCGGGGCGCTTTGCCGATCTCGCGATCCTCGCGGTCTACGCGACGAACGATCCGCTGAACTGAAACAACAAGGACAGGAGTAATCCCATGGCACGCGCACGCGGCGCCAATGCCGTTATGGCTGCGGTGTTTGAAACCAGTTACGGCATCACGCCGGCGGGCGGCTTTCGAAGGTTACCCTTCGTCTCGGCAAATCTCGGCGAAGAGCAATCTCTGATCGAAAGCGATCTCCTGGGCTATGGCCGCGACCCGCTGACGCCCGCCTATGACGTGGTGTCGAACGAAAGCGACATCGTGGTTCCGATGGACCACCGCAACATCGGCTTCTGGCTGAAGGCGCTGCTTGGCAACCCGACCACAGTCGCTACCATCGCCGCAAGGGGCACGATCGTTTTCGCGGCGCAGCCAGCGGTGAATGCCACACTCAACATCAATGGCACGGCGTTCACCGCCGTTGCCTCCGGTGCGACCGGCAATCAATTCAACATCGGCGCAAACCTCGCGGCGACGCTGACCAACATCGTGACCGTGCTCACCGCAAGTGTTGCGCCGGCCGTCACCCAGGCGGCCTATTCCCAGACCGGTGGCAATACGCTGGTAATCACCCGCACCGCGCTGGGCCCCGCTGGCAACAGCTTCACGTTGGCCGCCTCCACCACGCCCGCCTCGAACGGCACGGTCTCCGGCGCAACACTCAGCGGCGGCGCAAACAGTCACAGCTTTGTATCCGGCACGCAGAACCTGCCGTCGATGTCGATCGAGATCGGCCTTCCCGATGTGCCGTTCTTCGGCATGAATTATGGCGCGCGGGCGAACAGCCTGTCGATCCAGGCGCAAAGATCGGGGCTCCTGTCGGCCACTGTCAATGTGATTGCGCAAGGTGAAGCCATGGCCGCAAGCACGGCGGCTGGCGCTCCGTTCAGTCTCGACATCGAGCGCTTCAGCCAGTTCCAGGGGTCAATCACCCGCAATGGCGCGGTGCTGGGCAACATCGTTTCGGCTGAACTCATGTATTCGAACAATCTCGAAAAGATCGAGGTGATCAGGCCCGACGGCCGCATTGCCGACACTGACCCCGGCGTCATCAAATGTTCCGGCACGCTCAATGCGCGGTTTCAGGATACGAGCCTGCTCGATCAGGCCACCGCCCGCACGCCCTGCGAGATCGCGTTCGGCTGGACGATCGACGCCAGCCGAACATTGCTGTTCACCGCACATCGCGTGTTCCTGCCACGCGGCAACCGGCAGATCCAGGGGCCAGGCGGCATTCAGATGCCCTTTGCGTGGCAGGCCGCACTCGATCCGGTCCTGAACAAGACGATGACGGCGGTTCTGACGAACGACGTTGCTTCCTATTGACCTCAGCCTCTCAACAAAGGACGCCTGCATGCTGAAGCTCGACCCTCTGCCCGCTGAACCGTTCTGGCTGGACGTGCTGCCGGGTGTGCGTATCCGGTTCCGGCCTGTCTCCGTCGCCTCGATGTTGATCGCGCGCGCCGCTGCGGGGGAAGCCCTAAAATCAGCAGGTGACGAGGCCGTAATCGAAGCGGGCGCCGCCTTCACCCGCGCGCTGGCGCAGCAGGGGATTCTCGCCTGGGAAGGCATCGGCGATGCCTCCGGCAAGCCGGTTGATCCCGGCAAGGAGACAATCGATCAGCTGCTTGAGCTTTGGCCCGCCTTCGATGCCATTGACCGCCTCTATGTCGGCCCGGCGCTCATGGCGGTGTCCGAAAAAAACGTCTGATCGCCCTTGCCGAATGGCACTTCGATGGGGGTGAAGCTTATTGTGCCGCATGTCCGTCCCGCTGTGCGGCTTGCCCTTATGGCGCGCACGCGGCTGCTACGCCTGAGGGGCTGCTGGCCTGGGAGGTGATCCGCCGTTCGGCTGGTCAGGTGCGGGCCGTCATGGGCGGTGTCTATGCGCTGGATTTCGGGGCGGTTCTGCTGCTGGCCTCGGCCATGGGCGCGCTCAATCCGCTGCTGGTGGAGGTGCTGCCCGAAATCGAACCCGTGATCGTCAACGCCTATCGCCGGAACGCTGAACCGCCATGAGCGCCACGTCTGTCTCGATCCGCCTTGGAGTTGAGGGCAAGGCGGAGATCAAGCGGGCCTTTGCGGAAGTGGGCCAGGCAGGCGAAGCCGCCTTAGGCTCCGTTGAAAAGGCGATGGATCGCTCCGGCGCGGCGGGGGATCGCGAAGTCGCACGGCTGGCGGGCGAAGCGGAGGCCTCGCAGAAGCGGTTCAATGCCGTTCTCAATGTTGATCGCCCGCTGCCGCGATCCGCCCGTGAGTCCGCCGGTGTTTTCGAGGAGGCCGCGCGCGAAGCCGAAAGCTTCGCGGTGCGGGCGAATTCGCTGCGCGCCGCGATCGATCCTTTGGGCGCGGCACAAGCGCGGCTCAACCAGGAACTGGCCGAATATGCCGCGCTTGCCCGGCGCGGCTCCATCACCGCTGCTGAACAGGCCGCCGCACAGGGGCTGGCGCGGCAGCGCTATGATCAGACAGCGCAGGCAATCCGGGGTGTCGGCGGAGCTAGCCGCCTCACGCGTAACCAGTTGCTGACGCTGCAATACACATTCAACGATGTGGTGGCGTCTCTCTCAACCGGCATGTCGCCGATGACCATCCTGCTGCAACAGGGTGGCCAGGTCACGCAGGCCTTCGGCGGATTGCGCGGAACGCTGGCGGCCTTTGGTTCTTCACTCGGCGTTGTGGGCGGCGCCGTGGCCGGCGTTGCGGTGGCCGCGGCCGGTTTGACCGCCGCCTGGGTGGCGAATGATGCTTCAACCCGGGCGGTGACCGTTGCCCTTGGCGGTCTGGGTCGGGCGTCTGGTGCCACGGCGGCACAGCTTGAGCAGGTGGCGCAGGCCTCTGCGGAAGCGGGCGGGATCTCGGTCACCTCCGCACGCGAAATGGAAGTGGCCCTGCTGCGGGCGGGGCGCATCGGTGCGGGCGAAATCGGCCGCGCCATCGCAATCACCCGCGATTTTGCGGTCACCCTCGGGGTAGATGCCAAGGCGGGGGCCGAACAGCTTGCCGCCGCACTTGCCGATCCGGTTCGCGGTGCCGAACAGCTCACCACGCGGCTGGGTTTTCTCGATGATCGCACGCGGCAATATATCCGCACCCTCGCCGAACAGAACGATCGCACGGAGGCGCAAAGGGTTCTGCTTGACGCCCTTGTCCCCGCGCTTGCTGATGCGGAGGAAGCCACCAACGCCTTCGGCCGGGCCTGGGCTTATGTCGCGCGGCAGGCGTCCAATGCCTTCGATGCGATTGGCAAGGCTGCTGATCGCGCCATCAACGGCCGCAGCCCGCAGGAAGAACTTGATCTGCTGCGCTGGCAACGCCAGCAACTGCTGGAAAACGCGCAGGGTGGCGATGTGCCGCTCATGCTGCCGCAGGTCGAAGAGCGCATCCGCCTGCTGCAGAACCTGCTGGATGGGCAGCAGCGCAAAGCTCAACTGGTGGCGCAGGATATCGCCGCCAATGAGCTTTCGATCCGGGCCGGCGATATCGCCCGCGATAGCGCGCCGGGCTTTCGCGAACTGGAACGCCTCAAGGCGCAGCAGGCGGCACTCAAGGCGGCCCTCAACGATCCGCTGGCCCGTGGCAAGCTCGCCGATCTGGCGATGGTGGAAGACGCCTACCGCCGCATCACCCAGCGGATTATCGACTACAAGCCTCCGCTGGAGGCGGCGGCCAGGGCCGAAGACGGCCATGCGAAGGCAGCGCGCGGCACCGTCTCGGCGCTTGACCGCAAAGCGGCGGCCAGCGCAGAGGCTGCAAGGCGGATGCGTGAAGGCCAGGACAATGAGATTGAACTCCTCAACCGCCGCATCGGCCTTCAAGGCACGGATACGGCGCAGCGTGACCAGCTTCTCGCCGCGCTTCAGGCCGAACAGGACCTCCGCCGGCGGGGCATTGATCTTGCGGGTAAGGAGGGCCGCTTCATCATCGAGAACGCGGGGCGGATCGAACGCCTGACGCAGGAACTGCAAGCCCAGGATGCGGCCTATCGCGCGATTGAATCGGCTGTGGGCTCCGCACTTGACCGATTTGCTGATGTGCTGGCGCAAGGAAAGCTCGATTGGAACTCCTGGGCGGATGCTGGCCGAACTGCGCTTCAGGATCTCTCCCGCGAAATGATCAAGCTCGCCCTGCTCAATCCGCTGAAGAACCTGCTCTTTGGTTCAAGCCTGCCGAGTTTGAGCCAGGGCCTCGGCATTTTCTCCCGTCTCTTTCATGATGGCGGCCTCGTGGGCGCGGGCGGTGTGGGCCGAATGGTGCCGGCCTCGGTCTTCCTCGGCGCGCCGCGCTTTCATGATGGGGCTTTCCTCAAGCCGGATGAAGTTCCCGCGATCCTGCAACGCGGCGAACGCGTGCTGAACCGCAAGGAGGCACGCACCTATGAACGGGGACCCTCCGCGCGCGGGCAAGGGGCCGTGGTCAATGTCACCATCCAGACGCCGAACCCCGCCGCCTTCGAGGCAAGCCGCGGCCAAATCGCGGCAGGCCTCGCGCGCGCGGTGCAATCCGGCATGCGGGGCCTCTGATGCCGCAACCCTTTCCCGATATCGCGTTTCCCGGCTCGGTGGGCCGAGGTGCGACCGGCGGCCCGGGCTTCTCAACCCAGATCGTGACGCTCGCATCCGGTGCCGAGCAGCGCAATGTGAACTGGTCAAACAGCAGGGGCCGCTGGAATATCTCAACCGGAATCCGCAGCCGCGCCGACATGGCGGCGGTAATTGCCCATTTTCATGTCGTGAAGGGCCGCGCCTATTCCTTCCGCTTCAAGGACTGGAATGATTTTGATGCCGTCGATCAGCCAATGCTGCAGATCACGCCGGCCATCTGGCAGATCGTCAAAAGATATAGCCGCTCGGGCTATGAGCATGTCCGCACGATCACCAAGCCGGTTGCCGGATCGGTGGCGGTCAAGATCGCAGGCTCCACCATCACGCCCGCCGCGATTGATGTGTTGACGGGCCGCGTCACCTTCGCCTCCGCACCAGCCTCCGCGCCCATGGCCTCGTTCCAGTTCGATGTCCCGGTCCGCTTCGATACTGACAGCCTGCCAGTTCAGTCGGACGCCTGGGATTTGCAGATCGTCAACAACATCGATCTCGTGGAGGTGCTGGAATGAAAACCCTTCCTCCCGCCTTAGCCTCTCATCTTGCGGGCGGGCTCACCACGCTGTGCCGGTGCTGGCGGGTTGATCGCCGTGATGGCGTGGTGATGGGCTTCACCGATTTCGATCGGGATCTCACCTTTGATGCTGTCACCTACAAGGCGGCATCGGGCTTCACGGCGAGTGCGATAGAGGGGCAGCTCGGGCTTTCGGTCTCGAACCTTGATGTGCAAGGGGCCCTCTCGGCGGATGCTTTGACAGAGGATGATCTTCACGCCGGGCGCTATGACGATGCCGCCGTCACGATCTATCTGGTGAATTGGGGCAATGTTTCCCAGCGTGTGATCCTGCGCGCGGGGAACCTCGGCCAAGTGTCACGCGGCAAGCTGGCCTTCTCGGCCGAATTGCGCGGGCTTGCGGCGAAGCTCGATCAGCCGGCGGGCCGCGTCTTCCAGCGCTCCTGCGCTTGGGATCTGGGTGATGCCCGTTGCGGCGTTGATCTGAACGGGGCCGGGCGCAAGGGAACGGGCGCGGTTTTGCAAGTGATCGATGCCTTCGAATTCCTCGCCGCCGGGCTTGCCGGAATTGCCGCCGGCGCCCTGGCGCGTGGGCGGCTTGTGTGGGTCTCCGGGGCGAATGCCGGGCTCGCGGTAGAGATCAGGGCGCATTCCACGGGTGGCGGAACCTCGCGGGTCGCACTTGCCTTGCCGATGGGCATGGCCGTGGCGGCGGGCGATGCCTTCACCGCGAGTGTGGGCTGCGACCGCGCTCTTGCAACCTGCCGGGATCGCTTCGGCAATGCCCTCAATTTCGGGGGCTTTCCGCATATGCCGGGAACGGATTTCGCGATGTCCTATCCCAATCAGGGAGCCGGCAATGACGGTGGCAGGATCGAATGAGCACCCATGATGCTGTGATCGCCGAGGCCCGCGCCTGGATCGGCACGTCCTATCATCATCAGGCGGCGATTAAGGACGTGGGCTGCGATTGCCTTGGCCTCGTGCGCGGTGTCTGGCGCGCCCTTTATGGGGCCGATCCCGAGCAGCCTCCCGCCTATTCGCGTGATTGGGCCGAGACGCTGCGCCGCGAGACGCTGGCCGAGGCCGCTGGGCGCCATATGATCCCGGCGGCGCTCGATGCGACTGAGCCGGGCGATCTTCTGCTCTTCGCAATCAGCGCCGATGCACCGGCCAAGCATTGCGCGATCCTGGTTGCGGGTGATCGCATGGTGCATGCCGTTGAATCCCATCCCGTAGCCGAAGTGGCGCTCGTGCCGTGGTGGGAGAGCCGCCTGCGCTTTGCCTTCTGCTTTCCGGAGATCTGATCCACCATGGCCGTCCTTCTTCTCACCGCCGCCGCGAGCGCGCTGACGGCGGGCGCTTCGGCGGTGGTCCAGATCGCCGCTGCGGCGGCGGCCACCGCGATCGGCGGTTATATCGACAGCCGCCTGTTCGGATCGATCGGCGGCAGCAGCAAGCAGGAAGGCCCGCGCCTCGACAGCCTGCAAGTCCAGGCTTCAACCGAGGGAGCGCCTATCCCCGAGATGGCGGGCCGGGTCAGGATCGCCGGCCAGATCATCTGGGCGACACGCTTCAGGGAGGTGGTCAGCAAGAAGACGGAAGGCGGCAGCAAAGGTGGCGGCGGCGGTGGCGGATCGGTCAAGATCAAGACCTATCTCTATTTCGCGAACTTCGCGGTGGGGCTTTGCGAGGGCCCCATCGACCGGATCGGCCGGGTCTGGGCCGATGGCAAGCCCTTGTCGCTTGCCGGGATCACCATGCGGGTCTATCGCGGCACGCCTTCGCAACTGCCCGATCCGCTGATCGAGAGTGTTGAAGGGGAGGGCAGGGCGCCGGCCTATCGCGGCATGGCCTATGTGGTGTTCGACAATCTGCCGCTCGAGAAGTTCGGGAACCGCCTGCCGCAGCTCAGTTTCGAGGTGTTCCGGCGCGTGATCCCGGATGCCGGTGAAGGGCTTGAGGACCCGGTCCGCTCCATCACCATGATTCCGGGCTCGGGCGAAAGAGTCTACGATACCAAGATCCAGAAACGCAACGCCGATGGCGGCTACTATCCCCCCGGGAACGATAGCGCCGGACGTGCCGTGGCCGACTGGCGGGCCTCGCTCGACGATCTCAGGACCGCACTTCCGAATGTCGAACGGGTCTTTCTGGTGGCGGGCTGGTTTGGCGACGATCTGCGCTGCGGTTCCTGCTCCATCCGGCCCAAGGTCGAGGTGGCCAACAAGACCACGGTGCCTGATTCCTAGCGGGTGCATGGTGTCTCCCGTTCGGGCGCATTGGTGATGTCGCTCCATCAGGGCAAGCCCGCCTATGGCGGCACGCCGTCAGACGATTCACTCGTGCGCGCCATTCGCGATCTGAAAGCCCGCGGTTATAAGGTGGTGTTCTATCCCTTCCTGTTCATGGATGTGCCTGCCGTCAATGCACTGCCCAATCCTTATGGCGGCGTGGGCCAACCTGCCTATCCCTGGCGGGGCCGGATCAGGGTAACGTAGTCTTTAGTAGCCATTCCACCTCATACCGCGCACGACTGATGATATCACGATAAGATTCAACTTTGAGGTTTGGTGAATCATTCTGAGCTCTGGACGCAGTTGCCCGCTTTCCTCCGATGATAAGAACATCAAAGGGGTTGCCAGGCAATTCTACACTCAATTTGTCCGCATATTCCTGTGCTTGCGCCTCGTCTTGACGTGAGATTGCATGGGTGGGGCGCTTAAACTCGATAAGGAGATAGCGATCTCCGGGACCGGTGCTGAGCAATAAATCTGGCCGCTTCGACCTGTCGGCACCTTCATATTTCTTCTCCGCAGACTCTGATACAATACTAGAAAGCGTTGCATTCGACGACATCAAATGGTAGCGGCCCCCAAGAACCCATAGATTTTTGTCCAACGCTGTATGCATCTGCGCTTCTAGATGTTTAGTCGCGGCATTTGATGGATCGGATTGAACCTGAAGCGTTCAGGTTCTTTTTTCCACTGTTTGCAGATGAAGATGCAAGGATGAGCGCGTCAGGTTCGGAATGGTCGCCTGCAATGCATACAGGCAATCATCAAGGGGTAAGAGAGTATGCCGGCGGAAGGCCACGATGATCGCCTCCTCTTCAACCGCAAGAACTGTCGACCTCGGCTCCTTAGGGCCAGTCGGCAGGTCCGCCACCCCCTCCCGCTTGCGCCACTTCGCCACCGTCTTCTG